GAGTTTTGACGATTGGTTGATGCCATTATGAGTATTTATTGATTAAATTAAATGGTAGTTTAATTTGTTGTGTTGACTGGATAGAATGTTTGAGCACCTGTGAGCAGGCCTTGTTGGTTGTCAAACAACAGGTCAATGCTTTCGCCAATGCCATAACCAATGTACAGCAAAGACATTCGGATTTGTAGACCGTGTTCATATTCATCCACTTCAATCTGATCCAACTGCACTCTGGGGTCATAAGCAATCACATCTTCAACTTCTTGTATCACAGCATTTTTGGTGTCTTGATCCAGTGGATCAAAGATGTACAGCCAAATGTTGGTGCCAAAGTCCGGATTTTCCAACTTTTCACCCTTGCGGATGTTGAAATGATTGAGCAGATCCTGTTTGACCAATTCAATGTCATACAGTTTGGGGTCTTGGAATGTTCTGCCCTGTGTGGAAAAACCACTGAACACTTGGTTCTTTGGTGTCCTTGTGGTGCGTTTTTGATCTTTGAATGATACGATGGCCATGTGCTATATTTAACCGCCTGCAAACACAGTGGGCGAACCAGATGTGATTGCACCAGCATCTGCAGAATCTCCTATCCTGCCCACTGCCGCGCCTGCCACAAACACAGTGCTGGAACCTGCATTGATGTTTGCCACGTGTGGTGCACAAGGCGGATCTGGTGGAAATGGATGTGACACTGTGGGATCTCCCACTCTGCATATTAATATGCCATTGGCGAACACAGTGCTCTGTGAAGGTGTGTCCAAAGTGGTGGTTGCTGTACAACCATGTCCAGTGCTCAGTGAATCGCCCACTCTTGCCACTTCAGGCATTAGGACTGTTCCCTGTCTGTTTTTGTGGTGGTGACTTCATCCCGTTTTTTGTCTTCATGATCTTGCCACGGTTCCTGGGTGGGTATGCGTTTCATGATGGAAGTTTTTTCTGACGCAGTGTGTGTTGATAAACTTGTTGTTAGATTTGTGTCTAATTTTGCAGCTGTGTCCAAATGTATTTCATTTCCTGTGTTGACATTAAAGTCTGTGCCAGCATAGGTTTTGATGTTTGCGCCTGCTTTGATCAATCCATCTTGTCCAATCACCAATTCATAGTTGGTGTTGGCATCAATGTGAACACGACCTGTGGTTTGATCAGTTGCAGTGTTTTCGCCTGTGGCCTTGATGTTGATGTTTCTACCTGCTTCAAGATTGATGTCTCTGTCTGCTCTGAAGTTCATGTCTGCTTGAGTGTGGATTGACACAGAGTCTTTGGCATACACATCAATCTTGCCATCTTGGGTGAATTCAATCCAAGCAGTGCCTGAATTGTTGATGATGTACACAACATCTTTTGAGTTGTGCAGTAAAACCTGTGCGCCTGAACGAGTTCTCAATCTGATCAGTTCATTTTCAATGTCTGTGACATTTACAGAACCTTCTCGCTTGACTGGAGTGCCGTCATCCATCACAAATGTGTTGCCACCCAAACGTGAGTGTGCCACTTTGTCAAATGCAAACTCATCGTCAGCATCTGTGTGAATTCTGCCGTGTCTGTTGATGGATTCTTTTTTGCGAGTCTGCTGTCCTGCAAAGTCAATGGGTCCTGGCGTGGATATGCCAAACACCTGTGAAGGAGTTTCACGTCTGGCAGACGATGTGGTGGTGCCTCTCACAGGATCTGTGATGAGTCCTTGTGCTATCAATGACTGTGTGGAAGGAGTGTGTGCAGGTCTCACAGAAAATGCAACATCATTGTCTGGATTTGCATTCAATCTTGTGATGTTGTCAGATTCAGCTCGGCGTTGTGCTTCTGCCACAGGCACTTGGGTCAATCCAAGTGTTGAATAGTACTGTTCATTTTCTTCTGGTGTGCCCACAAACTTGTTGGGTTCACTCACAGCAATGCCAGGTGTCATGTGATTCATGAAATCTTCATACACACAACCCAGCCAATAGCCTGCATTGGGGTTGCCGTCTGCAAACATCACCAACACCTTGGTGTCAATGTCTGGTGGCACCATCCAAAATCCGTATGACTTTTGTGTGTTGGCGAATTCTCTGTTGTTGGAATTGGTTTCGCTCAGTGGTGTCTGTCCTGCAAAGGGCGAACAGTAACTCACACCAATCACCTGCGATTGTGGATTTTTGTTGGTTTCATCATAGGTGCCATGCAGTGAGGGTATGAACACAAACAGTCTGCCCATTCTGTTGAGATCAGTGGGATTTTTCACATAGCCAATGTAGGGTCCAGGAAACTGTTGAATTTTCTTTTGTATTCCGTCTTGAGATCGTCTTTGATTAATTGCCATCTGGTCTTATCCTTGATGGGTCTGGTGTTGCTCCAATTTCTCTGATGAGGTCAAGTTGTGATTTTGAATAAAACTGATCACCAAGTGTGATGTCAATTCTTGGTTGTACAGTTGCGTTAAACCCTTCCGGCACAAACCCGCCACGGTTGGCTCCTGTGTATTGTCTTGTGATGTTACTGCCCACAGGAATTTTTGTGACGTTGTCTCCTGTGTTGTCTCCCTGCACGCCTATGTCTCCTGCATTGGAACCAAGGTCTGTGAGGAACGCTGGTTTGGTTGGGTCGTATCTGCCCACACCCTGTTTGCTCTGCAGTCCTGCCTTGGATGCACCTTGGTTGTTTGCAACACTTTCTGGTTCATCGTCTTCTTGAAATCTCATTCTCACCATTTCCAGTTCATTTGTGAACATGCCATCAGCAAATCTGCTGGCACACATATATACTTTGTATTTTCCACTGAATGTCACTCTTTGGTTGTTAAAGAATATGCCAGTGGCATCATCTAAGTCTGTGGGTGTTTTGAAATTGAAATCAATCAACACTTCTCTGCCATCCGGACTCACAGCACCCAGTTCATCTGTGTATGGTGCACTCTCCACGTGCGATTCAGTGAATGTTTTGTTGGTCACAGGTTTTTGGGCAATCCAATAAGGATCACCAATGATTTCCAATGTGGTCACCAACAAGTCCGCAGATGGATCTGAAATAATTTGTTCAAATATCCTGCCAATCTCGCCATTCTTCTTGTTGACTGAAAGATTCAATCCACCTTTGTACAATGAATCTTCTGGTTCTGTGGTGACTTGGCTGACTCCCTTGTTGCCAGCACCCTGTTGAGATGTTTCTGCATTGACTTCTGATTTGGTGCCAGATTTGTTGTTGGTTTGCGGATCATTGTCATTGTTTTCTACATATGGTATTGCTTGATAATATCCAAATTTGTATGTGATGTCAAATGCCAACACGTCCCTGTTTTGGCCTGTGTAGATATAATTGTAAATCTTTGCAGGTGAACGGTCCGACACAAGATCACCGCCTTGTTTGTTGAAATATGCAGAAGTGACCTTTTGTTCTCTCACAATGAACACAAACCTATAGGATGGTCTGTTGTTGCCGTTGTCGTCTTGCAAAATCTCCAACTGTGTAAAAACACGAGCAATGGTCATGTCATCAGTCACAGGTTGCATGTCATCTGTGAATTGATCCTTGTAGAAATCGCTTTCCCTGATCACAGCCTCAATGAATGCTTGGATAGATGTGCCTTTGGGAATATTAATCACTCGCTTGGCTTCAACCGGACTGACTTTGACATTGGAATAATTCAAAATAGAATTTGCATCACTGAGTTCATCATATCCCAGTTTGGTTTTGATCAATGCAGTGGATTGTTCAACATCAATAGTGTATTCATCTGCATGCAGAATTTTGTTCTGTGCTTCAAGAGTTGATTGTGTGTTGTTCACAGCATCAAAGAAATTTGTGAGAACTTCTTGCACCGTGTCACCATATATGGTATATGCTTCTTTGGTTTTGCCATGCACTTCTGTGAGTCCCAACATGGTGGCTGGCACTGCTGATATTTGATACACACTAACACCTGCATCAATCTGCATTTCTGCTTGATATATGTGAATAGGAATATTTCTTGTTGAGAATGGAATCACATCAGTGGGTTGTCCATCGTCATTGATGCCACGGAATTCAATTTTTAAATTGTACACAGCTTTCAAATGATTGGCGTAATCTTGTGCATCAGCAGCTTGTATGAGGGCATCAATGAACGACACACCGTATGGTTCTGTGATATCAAACAACACTTGGAATACAGTGCCTGTGCCTGCTTGTGCTGTGGGGGTAATGGTATTTCTCACCACCAAGTTGTTGATGTAAAAATCTTTGTCCAGTGGAGAAGCACCTGTGGTGCCTTTGCCGCCACTGCGAGCAATCACAATGCCTTCATACTCACCTTGATTGAACTGTGTTTTGCTGAGGCATGAAAGAGTGATGATGTAATTGTAGGGAGCATAGTCATGCAGTGGATTTTCTATAGGAGGTAAATCCTGTGTATTGCCTGTGTTGGCAGTGGATCCTGGTGTGGTGCCTATGTTGCCGTTGGTCAACCCAGGATCCTGTAAAAAAGCATTTTGACTGATGAGATCTTGTTCTGTCTGTACATTGGTTTTGTTTGATGCAACCTTTTGTGTGTCTACTTTTGGATTATACACTGTTTGTGACGAAAATCTTGATGTATAACCATATGCTGGATCGATGTTTTGTAGCCTGCTGACATTTTCACTGTCTTTGCGTAATTTTTCCACACGCACTTCTTGTTCAAGAATTTCTGCTTGTTCTTGTGCTTCCAGTTTGCCTAAAAATGAAGTCATGTTAGAC